TTTTTTATTTTTACTGAGTGTCATAATTAGTGTTTTTTATAAAAATCTTAGTATGTCTTATCAGGTCTTATGAGCAGGACAAAAACGGCTTTTAACTGACAAGATTTTTTTATGTTTCTGAAATTTATTCTGGTACCTGCAATTGCGAAAACGATGGTAATCTTTCAACAGCATATCAACCGATTGTTCCCGGATCTCGTACTTTTCCATAAACAGGTGGATGGCTTTAATTTTCTTAATTCCAAGCAAAAGGCACTGATCAATTTCATCGCGATAGGTGAGCTTGAACATATCTTCAATTTTGGCAACAAGTATTGAATGCTGCACCGGCGAAAGCGAGAAGTTTGAAAGCACGTTTTTATCCTCGAAATACGGAAGCTGAATTTCCAGGTTGGTATCGCTACGGTGATAGCTGCTGTAGGTAGCCGGTTCCCTGTCCATGAATTTATTCAGGATACGGTTAAAGTTATCCTTCCGGGGAAAAGCTATCGGTTGAGGGCCATAAACTTTGGTTAAAAAATCAACCAGGTATGGTTGGATCCTGATCGATATGGTCATTGGTGATGGCATAAATAAATTTTCTTCTAAATTACTACGTAATTTATAGACAAATCAGACAAAATATAATCTTATTGTGCACATGTGCAGTATTTTATTTATTCAGGAGGTCCGAAAAATATTTTGAAATTTGCTAAATTCTGAAATAACTATGCTGAAACCATGTATAACACACTGATATTCATTCATTTCAGTAATTATTTCAGAGCCTGAAATTTTATTGTAACTTATTGACTATCAGCATTACAATTTTTAAGTAAAATTTGTAATCGAGTGAAATGGTGTGCATAAAAGCAGTGAGAAAAATTTCAGAATCATAAAGATTACAAATTCGTTTTTAAACTGAAATGTTTTTGTAATGGAGTAAAACACTGTTTTTCTGTTACTTATATACTATATTTCAATATTTCAGAAATTATTGTAAAAAGGGGGGAGGGGGGCAATTTGGCAAAATGGCGAAAAACGCTGAAAAGTCTGCTGTTTCGTGCAAGTGCGTGCCTGTATAATGGCTTTTACTGCACTGTGTTGGTATGTTTGTAATACATGTACGGTTTACTAAGGAAGGAAGCAAGGAAGTGAAAAGTGAATAACGAATAGTGAAAAGTGAAGGTGTGCTTCGCACGTATATGCTTCGACTCTGCTCAGCATGACATAGGTGTGCTTCGCACGTATAAATGCAGAAAGCCGCTATGAGCGGCTTTCTGGGGAGCGGTGTATACGAAATGATGGCGCAATGGAACTGCGCGATCGGAATTATATTATTTTACTGCAGTAGATATTGCTAACTCCTTACACAACTCCTTAAAGCTGGGAGGATCTATACCGAAAAGCAATAAGATACCACAGCATTCATAATAGTTCAGCGCATTTTCTTCAGTGCTGATCCAATCGTGCCAGCCTATTTTTATTTCATACTTTATATTGATTTCGCCTTGAAACGCTTCATCGTTATTACCTTCCGATGAAATAAGAATAATTTTATCAAAAAGAGTTACCCGAAACTGCTTTGTAAGCTCATGTATTTTACTCATGGTTTTAGTTTTTTATTTCGTTAATTGAAGAAATACTTTCTTCGATATCTTCAACCCATATTTGAATACCGCTTAATTTATTGTTTAAATCAAATCCTTTATATGTTGAATTAAATTCAATCATTTGGGCAGCATATTTAATTTTATCAAAAAGTTCATTGATTTTATAATGATCAACCGGCTGCTGGTTTCCGGTGGCATCGTTGCGTTCGTCAGCGGTCATGTTATCTAAGCGGTTGCCCATGGATTCTGTTTTTAGATTGTAGTTCGTTTTTTCTTCGCTCATTGGTTTCGTTTTTGGTATGGTTTTTACTCAGTTACCAGGTTAATTAAAAATTATACCCAAATTCCATTGATACGCACTACCTGGGCTCTTTCAATCCAAATAGTTTTACCGGTACATAAATCGTTAAAACCTTCCTTCCAGTGTACCTTGCCAACTAATTTATTTTGTTTGTTTTTACCCCGGCCGGTGGTTTCTTCTTTTTCAATAAACCATTGCCGTTTATCGCAAAGCAAATAAGATTGATTGCGGAGTTCAATTTTCTCATCACGGAGTTTCAGTATTTTAGCGTTAATGGCTTCAATCTTTTTGCGTATTCTTTCTCTCTTGGTCATGCGTTTGATTTTAAAACCTGTTTAAACATTTGTTTATAGTTCTCCCGCCTCCAGCTGATGGCAACAGGCAACATTGCGGGGGAGAGTGATCGCTTTAACTCTGTATCCGATAAGGATTTTACTCCCTTTTTCTTTAGCCGGTTGGCTATGCGGTTCTTGGCGCGGTGAATGGTGGTTAGTGGCATAGTTTTATAATTAATTACTCAGTTAAATGCAATAGTTAATAGCAATGCAAGGCAGCATAGCAGGATTACTACAAATGAGATCTCAATTTTTCTGTTCGCTGTCATACCGCTACTTTTAAAGATTTACGTTTCCGGCATACGCCGGCAAAAGAGCTTATCTGATCGCCGATAACACAATCGTGCTTAGGGCTGTCCGTTATATCATCCAGGTTCCATTCATCGGCCCAGCGGTTCCAGCGGATGTCGCCGGGGATCAGGATGCCTTCGGTTACAATGTCGTAACCGGCTGGAAGGTTGGCCAGCTGAATACTGGCTGCTATATCTGAAAACATAGTATCAGGCTTTAATAAAAATGCGTCCAACAGGGATCCAGTTTAGCCAGTTGGCAAAGCGTTCGGCTGTACTGGTTTGATGGGCTTCATAATCGGTACTCACGGATCCGAGTACTACGAAATTTATACCTGGTATAATTTCATTATCAGCGGTATAGAAATCGCTGAGCATCGCCCTGCGGCAGCCAAGCGGGAAGCGCGGGTAAAACCACAATCCGTATTGCTTGTATGGCATTTTATCCACAAACACTTTTCCGG